GGTTTGTAAAGGTAATATCACCGCGCACCGTAATGTTACCGCGAAACAAACCAGAGTTTACTTCAATGTCACCTGTGTCGCGCTCTAACTTCCAGCCAGAAGTGTTAACAACATAGTTATCACTCTCTAAATCATCTGTTACTTGAAATGCGCCATTAGGTGTGGCGAAGGTAATTGTAGAATTATTCTGAGCGTCAAACTCTACCTTGTATTTCGATGACCACTCCTTAATTGACAAGCTGCTGACTTCAACGCTTGGCTGGCTTTCAGACCAGTCTGACGTAAGACCACCCAAAGCAAGAGTGCTTTCATTAAAGCTAGTTGCGCTTGGAGTGGAAGGCTGCGCTTGCTGTAGTATTTGATAATAAACCACACCAGTATAAATGCGTGTGTCCGTAGGAACGACAGCCGCATCAGTTGTAACTGAACCAGAGGCGACAGATGTGCTTTCGTTTCCGCTATAATCGACAGCCTTAACCCAATAGTAATAGGCTGTGCTTGCGGCCAAGCCACCATCAACGAACTTGTCAGAGCCTGAGAATGCAGTAGGTGATGCAGGCTCGCTGTTAGAGGTATTTCGATATACGTTGTAACCCTTCAGGTCATATAGAGTGGAGGCATCGCTGTCTGTTGTCGGCGCAGTCCAATCAAGCGTGACATTCTTAGGCCCGCCAACAGCGCTTAAACTGGTAACAGGTGATGGCGCGGTTGTGTCTCCACCATGCGTGTATGGTGTTGCAGATGCATAGAGGCCACTCACTCCGCTTGCAGTTATAGCCCTGACGCGCACGTTGTACTGTGTGCCAGTTTCTAGCGGGCTAATTATGATAGAGTTATCTGCGCCATCAGATTGCGCCGTTTGGTAAACAGTTTCTGCAACGTCTTTCCACTCAACGCCATAGTTTTCTATGAATGAGTTTGTCGCTTTAGTCCAAGTTACAAGAGCTTGGCCAACAAAGGTTCCGTCTTTTTGAATGCCGCCCTTATCTGCAACTGTCACGTTGGTAACAGTCAAACCGCCTGCTGGGCTTGGTAAGTTGGTGTTGTTATCAATAATGGCCTGTTCTTCAGCATTCCAATCAAACGCAGAAGAAGATGTTTCTTGCAGAGTTAGATTAACGCGAAGATCACCAGCCTCTTGATTGCTTGCGAACTTCCAACCTAAAACCTCAAACTCTTTTTCATCAAAGCCATAACGTTCATTGGTAAACGCTATAATATCACCGACCTCAACATTGAACGCCTCAAGCCCAAAGTCAGCGCTAATGCTCATTTGCTCGCGGGCGCGATACAACGTTAATTTGGCAATGCGCTGCGCTGTAGCCGCGCTAGTTGTAAATGGCAACGGCAAATCAAGCAAAAGCTCATCGCCGCCATCTTCTGTTTTAAATACGTTGCTTTTAATTGCAGGGAAGTCAGCGGTAATAAAGCCAGCGGATGCATCGTTAAACGTGCCAGTCACACCGTTAAAGCTGTCGCGCATACTTGTTCTTGTGTTTAAAGTAATTTCACTGCGCAAATCATCAAGTGTTAAAGTCTTTACTGGCGAGCTATAAGCGCCAACCTTGAGTTTCCAATACCCAGAACCCCAGAACAGCGTACCAGCGCAAGCTGTAGACATTTGGCCTAGAACGTCACCGATTGATTGATTAGCTTTAACAATGCCGTTTATAGTGTAGCGCTTTTCCGACTCGTATGCACTCCCTGTGCCAGAACCAACCCCTGTGGCTGTAAAAACTGTACCAACAGTGTTTGCGCTTGCTCCAATAGACGTAAAGTTAGTCGTTCCAACTGTTTTTATTTCATATTGCTTCCCTATAACGAAGCTACCCGCACTAACGGTATCAGCCATGCGAACATCTTCATCACTCTCGTTAGCAGCAGCCTCAAACACAACGTCATCAATGGCGCTGTCATTTAAACCGTATTCGCTAGTAATAAAGTCACGAATGCAAAGGGCTGCGTTGTTGCTATATGCAGTTGCAGATGTTCGTGGATCGTAGACTTTTTTACCTTGCACAACCGCTGTAACCAAAGGAATGCCATTAGCAAACACATCTTTGTCATACTCATAACGCACATAAAGATAGGCAATGTCATTACCAATGAAGTCAGATGTAAGCGCGTTTGAACCTGTTAGCTCCGACTCTGACAGTAAACTAGCTGGTGCTTGCGTTTGGCTCCCGTCAAACTTCTGTATTCGGATTTTACTTTCCCAAGTGTTTCCGGTAACAAAACCATTGCTGTCAATCGTTACGATTTCATCGTCGATATATATGTCGCCAATCTGCTGAACTTCATGCGCCGCCAAAACAATTATCTGATGAAGGAACTTGTTTTTATCGCCTGTTGATTCATAGAAAGTAACAGTGCCACCCTTACGAACTTCACCATAAACAAAGTCAGCGGAAGCCGTAGCCTCTCTAGCGTTGACAAGGATACCTTGTAACGGCGTTGGGGGCTTTGGCGCTAAAGCGGATAACGCCCATGAAGTGGCAACGCTAATCGCAACAAAGCCAACCGCATAAGCTAGGCCATATGCTACCGCTCCCGATAAACCGGCGACAAAACCCGGCGCAACAGTCTGCAATATAAACCCGCCAACCGTAACTGGATCACGCGGAACTCTATCCCAGTCATTCCAGTTTTGTACGGTGTAATCACCTAGCTTATACTTGCTCATGTTTCTTTAACCCATGCTTGGTGAATGTAACCCACTGGTAAAAACAGCAAACCCCCTTTAGATAAGAAGACAGCCTTAGTTCCAGTGCAGATGCCCATAGCTACACCTATGATCCATCTTTGAGATTCTTTGGTTGTAACCAACGCCCCAAGAGGTGGGATGTTGTCAACGCGCTGCAACTTTTTATCCACCGCTTTAGTGAAGTCAGTGTAGCCAAATTCTTTTATTAGCTCTTTACGACTAAAAACTCTGTTGCCCTCCATGTATCGACCAAGCCAATCATCAGCCCATCCCCTACCATACATAGCATGAAAAGCATCATTGGTGAAAGTAAGGCAGTCGTGCTGCCCCCATGAAAAAGGCTTACCCCTGACGTCTTTAAGATAGCTGTTTAGTCGCTCTCTAACATCCATCATTTATTCTCAGAAGTTCTGCCCCAGACTAAGGTTTTGTCTTGTAAGTCAGAAACGTAGTTAAAGAAAGTATCAGATGCATAGCGCGCTTTTTGACTACCCTCTGTGTAGCGCCAATTAGATGACTTCTCCAATCGGATCAATTTACTATCTACGGTCAGAGATATAACGCTGGTTTCACCGCTGTCTTCAATAGTCATAACATTCATTAAGCCACTGAATACTTCAATCTCGTTGAACGTTTGAGGATTGGTAATATCAGTGGCCCCAAAGTAGACTTTGCACTCACGGTTTTGATACGGTTCTTGCAACGCCAAAGAAACCAGCGAGGCAGGCACACCAGACAACTGCAAGGTAATACTTTTTGCTGATAGGTCATTAACTTCATCTAGGCCAGTGATTGACAACAGATTGCCCGTGCCAAGGTAAGTATCGCCGTTTATCGTCCTGTCACCGTATCCCGTCCAGAAGCGAACTGGCGCACTGGTAAAATTCATTTCAACTGCATAGAACGGTTTGACTTCTGGGTCGTCTAATAAATTTAGTAAGGCTTGTGGTGTGTTTCTGGTCATAGTGCCTCCATCGCGCCAAACGTAATGCCATAGATGCTAGCTTCGTTAATGCTAAACGCTTGCTCGTTGGAAGCTAACCTAAAGATGCCTTTAGTGTTCTCTACAGTGACAGCAGCATTGTTAGCTATAGTAGTCCTAACATCAGGCCAAATGTCTACTGTAGCTTGACCAGAACCGTTAGTATTAACATCTGCTAAAACTTTAAACAGTTGCCTACTTGTTCCAGTACCTACTTGCATGTAGTCACCAGCTTTAAGGTAACCTGTCCGACTTGCAGGGGCGCTATCAATAGCAAGTGTGTTACCAGAGGATGTAGCCCCATTTACTAGGATTGTATCTGTGTCTCTAGCTGAACCTCTAGGTGTTACAGCATTAGGATCACCTAAGTAGAAAGTCCCAAATTGCCCCTTAAGGGAAATAAGCCAAGCTACCCAATCTTCAGCTAAGTCTCTACGAATACTAGGTAGAGTAACATCTGCTTGCCAAGACTGTCCACTATAAGCATGGACTTGAGTACCGAAAGTAAAAGGGGATCTTGAGATAGCTACAGCATTAGTTGCCCTAAGCTCTATCTGAGCTATACCAATGCTTGTGGGTAACGCTAGAGGGTAATTAATAGCCATTAGGAGAATGCCTTTCCATATGCTCCACCACGCCTTTTAGCATCTACTACAGCAGCTTTAGCACTGTCAGCTATCTGTGGCATAAGTTGTCTAATCTCAGCACGTACAGTCTGTTGTACACCTGTGGAAACATTGATAGTTTGATTAACTGTTACTGTGTCACCACCTACTGATTGACCTTTAGTGTGGTCTACAACAGTCTCTCTAGGGTGTAGCATAGCCATAAAGCCACCCTTACCATCTAAGCCACCTGATCTTGGTCCTGAGCCTGTGTATCCACCACCGTCTAAACTAGGTAAGTTTGGACCTTGTACTGGCCCAGCCATATAACCCTGTATAGCACCTGAGATCATGCCTGTAATCTTCTTAACTACAAAGATACGGTATAACTCTTTGATAATTTCAGCCGCCATGCTTTTAAATGCATCTTGTACAGACTTAGTTCCATCTACAATAGACATAAAGGCAGTATCGAAGGGTGCAGCTAATTGGTCAGCGGTGTTCTTTAGCTTCTGGGTTTCTTCGTTTTGCTTCTGAATAGCCACTCTTATTTTTTCTCTTTGTTCTAGCTCTCGTTGCCTCTCAGCCTGTCTAGCAGCGGCTTCAGCTTTTCTTGCAGCGGCGGCAGCTATCCTATCTCTCTCAGCTTGACCTTGACCAAGTTGGTTCATAGAGGCTTGCATAGCTCGCATGAAACTTAATTCATTAGCTTTTGCAGTTGCAATATTGTCAGCTTCTTCTCTTAGTCCTTGGCTAGTAGTTAATTGCTCTCTTAATATAGCAGCGTTTTCTACATTAATATTGTTCTGAGATATGTACTCTTCTAACTTCATCTGCTC